ATTGGTCTTGTCGGTGACGAGTCTTGATAATTGTAACAAACCATTTTATTTACAACTGCAGAGTTTGCTGTTGGGTAAAACCACATAATCTCACCAAACAAATTATTGAGTCCTGCTGTAATCATTTGATTACCGTGGTCCAAGTTTATGTCATCGTATACAAAGTCTTCTACTAAACATGGTAATGTTTCAAGTGCACCAGCGTATCTAAAGAAACCATTTTCTGAAAACCAGTATGCTGCACCATCTACTTCAACAACTGCATTCTTACCTGCTAGTCCACAGTTAGTTCCTGCTTGTACAAAAGCAAATGTAAAAGGTTGACCAACAAATCTTTGTAAGAACAAAGCTGTATCTGTGTATACATAGATTGCATCTCTACCTCTAATAGCTCCCATGATCCGTGATCCGTCGGCCAGTCTCTGTGTACCGGCTGTATTGGTTGCTGTAGGTGTATAAGTATTAATATCTTCTTGGTCCGAGAATCTTATAAACATGTTGTCTTGTGTAGTTTTATCACCAATAGTTGTCTCTGTTCCGTAAAACACTAAGTGTCTATCTGGTGTGGATACGAGCATGTGTCTTGATGCTGTAGGTGCGTTTAAAATTTTAGTTGCTCTGTTTGATGTAGCATTAGTAGCTACTGAATTCCATTCAAACACTTCACCATCTACAATTAAACAAATAGCTTTATCACCAAAGTTATCTATGGACCACATACCAGGGTCTACGGTTAAGTCTCCAGATGCTTGCTGATCCCACGCTACGAAACCGGATGTATTTGTAACTGTGGCTCCGGCTGAGTGTAATGCTGCCGTGGTATTTCTTACGCCTCTTGTTACACCTGTTAAAGTATTACCTGAGATTCCTGTGTATTGTATTTCCTCTGTTCCTATTTGAATAAAACTGTTCCCTGATGATGGAAACTGAGAAGCATCATTTAATGTTATTGTTGTTGTAACTGCATTTATATCAGCAGATAAAACTGTAGTAAAAGCTCCTACTTCTACTCCACCCCAAGATCCTAGAGACCAACCGTCTCCTTCTTCTTGAACGTCAGGACCTACATGATAATAATGTTTAACTCTAATACCACCTGATTCTGTTGCACCAGATCCTGATTCTGCTGATGGCATTGTAATTGTAATTTTATTTGACGACGGCACCGTAGTTGCCATAAACCTTATGTCATCAAAATCAGATGCACTAAAGTTTGAATTTGTGATAGAACTAAAATTATCTAATAAAACAATATCGCCAGCTTGAATACCGTGATCGCCAGAGAAGTTTATAGTAACCGATGTTTCTCCATTAACTGTGGTAAATGCATTTGACAACGTGTTTGTAGATTTAATAGGATGTATATCATAAAACACACCACCTGAGTATGCGTATAAAATTCTGTTTGTTCCTATGATAGAATACTTTCTACCTTGGCTATTAGTAAATTGATGTAGTTTTCTAGCTGCACCTGTAACATTGTCAGCTCCTAATTGTTTCCAACCACCTATTTTTTCAGGTGTGGAATATCTAAAACGAACATTATCACAATCTATCCACTGACCTTCTGCAGCTGTAGCTGTAATTTGTTTATTTATACCAGGTTGAAACCCTATCTTTTGTAACATAGATCTCCAGATTATATTAGATTGCGTTGATGTTCAACGTTATTTGACTATTCCTAGCATAGGTCTTTTATCATACAAATTGGACTTTGCAAACCTTCCATCTGCATGATTATAATGTAAGAATACTTGACCACATAATTGGCCTTCAAAAGGCTCTCTCCAGTGTTCTAACTCGCATCCAGAGTAAATAAGCATATCTCCTGGTTTTAAGTCCACTTTTATACCTTTAGGTGCTCCAGGCTTATGTATGCCTTTATACTCGTCTATGACGTTGTCAGACCCCGTAGGATCGATAAATATAGGCCAACTATCTCCACCTAGGTTTAGTGTGGTAGATATTTCGCAGCTAGGTCTATCTTTGTGTCTCTGTAAGATATTACCTTTTCTATAAAGTCTTGTGTATGAGTATGTTGGTACCAATTTTAATCCTGTCTTCTTTTGCATCACAGCTATAGTTTTAACTAGTAATGTCTCCATTAGTCTATCACCATATTTAGCATAAGAGTTTGGAACTTGTACGTCATTAAAATTACCTACAAGTTTGTTACCGGCATGAGTCACACCATTGTTTAACATCCAATGATCTGCTTCTGCTGATATTTGTAAATACCTATAGGCTATGTCTGCTATCTCTTTGGATATAGCACCACGTATAACTTGATATTTATTTTTCTTAAAACTCATACTTGTATAAAATTATAAGATACAGATATTCTCCAGTTCTTTTCACCTTTGTCTGTATTCATATTTATATCAACACCATGGGGAAGCCAAGATGGAAAAAAGATCATACGTCCTTCAACAGGTTCGTAAGCACAGACTCTCCATAATTGTTCGGGTAAATTCTCTACTCTTCGAGGCATATATGTATTGGGTCCTGGTCTAGGATCTTCTAAAAATAATTTGCCTGAGTTCTTAGGCACTTTAATATAATACACACCTGACCACATAGAGTTAGGATGTGTATGTGTTTTGTTATAGCTATAGGTTGGATTGATGTTAGCCCACATATTACCAAGTCCTAGTTTACCACTAATACCAAAATCCATATTACATTCTTGTGCCATTTTAAATAATTCATCTATAAGTGGTTGATATTCTTTTCTCTTATCCATATCTGTTTTACTGTGCCAGCCAAAACCAGAATTAGTTTTCTTTTCTCCTTCAGGATCTGCTTTGCGCCACTTCTTTATTTCTTTAAATAAATATTTATTAAGTTCTTTAGCATTAGGTATATCTTTGAAATAAACAGCAGTTGGAAATAATATCTTTCTTTGGAGTTGGCTCATTTAAATGGCGGTCCTCCAAACCACATCACTAAAGATTTTCTTACACCTTTCTTAACGGGTGCAACTTTGTGTCTTAAAAATGATGCAAAGAATATAGCTTGTCCTTGTTTCAAGGGCAGGGGTTTGTTATCCCCCATCTCTGAAAATAAAAGATCTCCACCTGTAAACTCTGATGGGTCTGACAATAACAATGTCATAGATATTTTTCTAATTGGATTCTGACCCTCTTGACCAAAAGCGTTAAGATCCATGTGCCAATCATAAAAACCTTTTTTAGGATATACGGTAAACTGTGCAGGTTCTGTAAGTCTTACACCATCAAAATAAAAATGATTTAAGTTTACAATAGATAATTGATTCTCAATAACTTTATACATCTGTGGTAATTTATCAAAAGGTATCCAAGATATCGTTGTCACTCGTTTCTTGGTATCATATTTACCTTCTTCTCCACCACCGACTTTGGCTTGTTCCGGTGCACACTGATGACCAGCATCAATAATCATTTTACATTGTTCAGGTGTAAAGATAGGTTGTGTAGTTGTGGCAACATAAGATTGCCATCTAGGCATTCTAGGTATCATTCGTTTTGCCCTGATCCTGTTCTTGAAGATACTGGATTGTAATCAACATCAACGTTACAAACTAAAGTTCTTCTCTTTTCTTTTGTAGAATTAAATGGATAAACACAGTGTCTCATATCATAAGGAAAAACATAAAAGTCTCCTATCTTCATATTAGGAGAATAATCTGTTTTAGAAAATTGTCCGTTAGCTGCACCAATAATTTGAAGTCTACCATTCATAGGTTTTGATTCTGCTGAATATTCAACACCTGTATCTTTGGGTAATTTTAAACACATTACAGAAGATAAACCTGTATAGAGTTTACCTTGATGGATATGCACAGGATTATATTCATTGGCTTTCATTTCATTAACCCACACAGAATTTATGTTCTTTTGTGTTGGGCCTATCTTGTTCCAATCTGTGTAATGATCAAAGACCATATGAAACCATTTCAATATATCTTGTGGCAAGAAACAATGTTGATGCATCTTGTCATTGTTAGGTCCTGAATAGTATAAAGATACTTCGTCTTGTATTTTACCGACTAACTGTTTGTTAGCAGATGGCAAATGT